ATCGGTCTGTTGATCACCGGGATCGCGATGGCGGCGTATTTGATCTATCGACACTGGCAGCCGATCAAAGCGTTTTTCACCGGGTTATGGGCGGAGGTCAAAACCGGTTTTAACGGCGGGCTGATGGGCATTTTGGCGCTGCTGGTCAACTTCTCGCCGTTGGGTTTGATCTACCGTGCGTTTGCCGGGGTGATGAATTACTTGGGCGTCGAACTGCCGGGCACGTTCACGGAGTTCGGTGGCATGCTTGTCAGCGGGTTGGTCGATGGCCTGCGTAACAGCCTCGGCGCGGTGAAAGACAGCGTGGTCGGCATCGGCTCGGCCATCAAAGGCTGGTTCACTGAAACCCTGGGCATCGAGTCGCCCAGCCGCGTGTTCATCGGTTACGGTGCCAACATCAGCCAAGGCGCGGCGTTGGGCATTGCTGCCCATGCGGGGCTGGTCAAGCAGGCCGCGCTGGGCATGGCCGAGCAGAGCCGCGTCGACATGGCGCCGCCGGACCTTCAGCAGGTGTCCAGGGCCAGCCGCATGGGCGGCGACAGCGCTTCGGCCACCAGCGCGGCGACCAGCATGACCTTCCATTTTTCGCCGCAGATCAACGTGCCCGCTGGCGCCGGGGCTGAAGCTATCAACCAAGGGCTGCAAGCCGCGTACGGTGAGTGGACGCGCATGATGGAACGCTACCTTCACGATGCTCGCCGTCGCAGCTACGGGCCGTCAGCCCAAGGTGGATTCTGATGTTTGCCCTTCTCGGCGACATCGAATTCACCGTGGCCGGCGGCGTCAGTGCCATTGAACACAGCGGCGCCGCCGACTGGGCCGAGCACCCGCGTATGCAGGGCAAACCGTTGCTGGAGTGGGTCGGCGAAGGGCTCGATGAGTGCCAACTGACGCTCGAGTTGCACCCGCTATTGGGCGAACCGGAGCAGCGCTTGCGCGCGCTGCGTCTGGCCAAAACTCAACACCAGCCGTTGGCGTGGGTGATGGGCAGCGGTGAATACCTGGGCCCGTACGTCATCACCCATTTGAGCAACGTCATCCGCCGCACCTCGGCCACTGGGCAGTTGCTGGCCGCCACGTTGCAGATCAGCCTGCGCGAGTACACCGGCGCGTTTATTCGCAAGGTTCACGCGCCCGGTTTGCTCGATCCCACAGCCCGCGACAGCGCGCCGGCCATGGATTCACCCGGCGTCATCTCGCGCCAAGCGGCGGCGCCCAGTACGGCACAGAACGTCATTCGCCACGCCAAAACCGCCGGCACCGTCTTGCGCCAAGGCCAAACCCTTTACCACGCCGCCAGGAGCGGTAACCCAGCGGCCATTCTCGGCCAGGTCCCGCAGTTGCTCGGCGTCACCGCGCAGGCCATCGAGCCACTGCGAGGTCTCGCCGGCGCTGCCGGGTTGCTGCGTGACGGCGCTGACCTGTCCCGGTTGGGCGAAGACGTGCTGGGCAGTGTCATGGGCGCCCGCGATTGCCTGAATCCCGTCGACCTCGCCAGCATCGTCAATCGCTTCGGCGCATCACAAGCATCCCTCGATGAAGCCGTCACGGTACTGGACGGCGCCAGCGATCGCTTGGCCGGGCTGGCCGCCGACATTCTGACCCGGAGGCGTTGATGTTCATCTTGCACCTGACCACCGAAGGCGAGCGCTGGGATCAGTTGGCCTGGCGTTATTACGGCGACGCTCACCGCTACTTTCCAATCGTTGAAGCCAACCCCAACGTCCCGCTGAGCGCTACGTTGCCTTCGGGCCTGACCTTGGCCATTCCACTACTCGAAGCATTGCCCACCGCTCAGGACGTCCCGCCATGGATGCGCTAAACCCGCAACACGTTTTGCAGGCGCGCTTTGTGCTGACCTATCAGCAGCGCAACATCACCCGCGATGTCAGCGAGCATTTGCTGTCACTGACCTACACCGACCACCTGACCGGCAACGCCGACAGCCTGGAAGTCGAACTCGAAGACACTCAAGGCCGCTGGCGCGATGCCTGGTACCCTGGCCACGGCGATACGCTGACCTTGGCGATCGGCTGGCAAGGCGCACCATTGCGGACCCTCGGCCGGCTGGAAATTGACGAAGTCGAACTCAACGGCCCACCCTCGACCATCACCATTCATGCCTTGGCCACCGGCATCAACGGCCCGTTGCGCACCGTCGAACACCGCGCCTACGAAGACCTCACCCTGGCCGCCATCGCTCAACAGATCGCCACCCGCCAAGGCATCACTCTGGTCGGCCACATCGAGCCCATTCCACTCGACCGCCTGACCCAGCAAGACACCGACCTGACATTCCTGCGCAACATCGCTGCAACCTATGACTACGCCTTCAAAATCACCGGCCGGCAACTGGTCTTCCACGCCATTCAACGATTGGCGCAGGCCGCGCCCGTCGCCACGCATCGCCTTACAGACGTGGCCAATATCAACCTGCGCGACCAAATCAAAACGGTGCCCAAGGCCATCGAAATCAAACACAAAGACCCGGCCAGAAAACAGCTCATCACCTACACGCTGGTCAACAACCAAACCGTCGCCGCCCCGAGCAGTGCCAGCCAAACTACCACCAGCGCCGACACCCACAAAAGCCGACAGCGCAGCGCCACCACCGAACAGGCCCAGGCCAAAGCGAAAGCCGAACTCGCCCAAGCCAACCGCCAACGCACCACCGGCCAATGGACCACTCAAGGCCAACCGCACCTCACCAGCGGCAACGTCATCCGGCTCATCACCACCGGCCAACTCAACGGCCGCTACCTCATCACCTCATCCACCCACCGCATCACCCGCCAATCCGGCTACACCACGACCCAACAGGTCGCCCGCATCTCAAACCATTAACCATTCACTGAAGGCAGAACCCATGCCCACCCAACTCGAATACGGCGAAGTCACCGCCCTGGACCACCAAACCTGCCGCCTGCGCGTACGCCTCGACGACCGTGACGGCGTCCAGACTTATTGGCTCAACATCCCCCAACGCAACACCCAAGGCACACAACGCCGACGACTGATGCCTGAGATCGGCGAACAGGTGGCGGTGCTGCTGGATGCGGATGGCGTGGGCGGGGTTTGTTTGGGCGGGATTTATTCGACAGCGGAGCCACCACCGGTGGTGGATGAGGACACGGAGTTTGTGCGGTATAGCGACGGGACGGTGGTGGCGTATGACCGGGTGGCGGGGGTGATGAGGTTGGAGTGTGTGGGGCCGTTGTTGGTGAAATGCGACGGACAGGTCACCTTAGAGTCTAGTGAGTCTGTCCTGATCAAAGCGCCCTCAGCGAAACTGGAGGTCCTGCAAGTCACATTGATTGGTAACTTGCAGGTGAAGGGCGATATAGGCGCGACCGGTATGATCATGGATGCGGGAGGCAACTCAAGCAACCACAGTCATTAAGTAGCTGTTCATACCTGATTCGATTCCGCTTCAGGTGAGCCCCGCAATGTTAAACAACATGCTCTTCGTCCCAACCGACCTGCCCATTCGCATTCAATGGGAAACTGCGCTGGCATTCTTGGTAAACGACTCCGGAGGGGCCGGTGATACGCAACGCATACTGCATACCATCACCAACTTTAACGAATCGAGTTTCCTGCTCATAAGTGCCGTTGCGCGAATAGGTGACGATTTTGAAGCTAAAGCGCTCTCGGGCACCAAACTCGCTATCAGCTACTCGTTGGGTTGTTCCCTTATGGAAATCCCCGAGTTGATGATGACTTATAAAGTCCTTTACCCCCTGCGGCTTGAAGCTTCCTTTCAGCATTTCTACGTCGGTGATGGTGATTTTTACCTGAAGTAACGAGTACTGACCCTTGTGCACAGCTACCCACAATACTTTTGTGCCAACTAAAGAAACCGGGAAAAAATACAGGTAGCTGTCACCACCGGTGATGTGGCTGATCATGTTTTGGGTTTTGGTCTCCAACTCGCCAACCAAGTGATTCAAGCGTTGCTCCACGCTACCAAAGCTGGCTTCAACACCTGCTTGTTTTCGGATTCTGAAAATCTGTCCGGTCAACCAACTGGCCAAAAAGAACGATGAGCCAAAATTTGAAATGATGTTTTTGACCGTGACGTCAGGCCCCCAAACGGCATAGGTTGTCCATGCCACAGAAATAATAAAAGGAATCCAAAACTCACGTACCAGCTGGAGCACCGTTTTTTTTGAAATACCGAACACTGATACGTACCTTCCTGATTTTATGACATGCCTCATCATCGGCATGGCCAACGGCATCTTTAAATGTGATTAAAAGCGGCAGCCCGGGAGCGTCCTCATCATGGGCTGATGACCACACCTAATCCTTATACCAATATCACCGCAGCCCATTGGCAACCCGCACTCGGCACAACAGGCGAGATCGTCGAAGGCCTGCGCGATATCGACCAATCCCTGCGCATCATCCTCACCACCCCCAAAGGCAGCGACCCGCACCGTCCCGAGTTCGGCAGCAACCTCCACCGGTACCTCGACTGGCCCACCGATCGCGTCACGCCGCACTTGGTGCGCGAAGCCTTCGACGCCGTGCGCCAGTGGGAGCCGCGCGTCTCGGTCGATCAAGTCCACATCCAGATCAGCGCCCACCACATCACGGCCCGCGTGCAATGGCGCATCACCGGCCAGCGCCAGCAGGTCACCGAGGTGCCGTATGCGCGCGCTGCCTAAACCGGAATTCATCAAGATCGACCCCGCCGCGCTGGAGGCGGATCTGATCGCCCGCTACGAAAAAGCATCCGGCAAAACCCTGTACCCGGCACAGATCGAACGGCTCTACATCGATCAAATCGCCTACGCCGTGTCCCGCTTGCAGATGAGCATTCAACACGCTGGCGAACAACTGCTGGTGCGCTTCGCCCGCGGCCCGATCCTCGATTATCTGGGCGAACTGGTTGCCACGCCGCGTCTCCTGGCCAAAGCCGCCCGGTGCACCGTGCGTTTCAGCCTGCCTACCGCGACCGCTCAAGCGTTACTCATCCCGGTAGGCACACGCGTCAGCACCCAAGACGCCAAAGTCGTATTCACCACCGACCGCGATGTAACGCTGCCTGCCGATCAGGCCGAAGTGTCGGTCACCGCCACGTGCCAGACGCTGGGCGAGCAAGGCAACGGCTGGACCCTCGGCCAGATCAGCGCGCTCATCAACGCGCCAGACCCAAGCCTCACGGCCAGCAACACAACCAACACGGCCAACGGTGCCGAAGACGAAAACGACGATCGCTACCGCGAGCGCATCATCCTGGCGCCCGAGGCCTTCAGCAACGCCGGCAGCCGCGCCGCGTACCGCTATCACACGCTCGCCGTGCACCAATCCATCATCGATGTCGCCGTCCACGGCCCCGACGAAGGCCAACCCGACGGTCACGTTGCGCTCTATCCGCTGACCGCCGACGGCCTGCCGACGCCGCAACTGCTAGAAGACATCACAGAGCAAATCAGCGGCGAGAAACTTCGCCCGCTGTGCGACACCGTAATCGCGGCCGCGCCCATCGAGGTCCGCTACCAGATCACCGCCCACCTCACATTGTATGCAAACGCCGACCGCAGCGCCGTGATGGCGGCAGCGAAAGCCGCCGCTACACGCTATGCCCAAACATGCAGCGCCGCGCTGGGGCACGATCTCGTCCCGGAACAACTCACCGCCGCGCTGCAAGTGCCCGGCGTTTACCGCGCGGACGTAGAAAAACCGGTCAACCTGCGTGAGCTTCAAAGCAACCAATGGGCACATTGCACCGCCATCAAGCTGACTGACGCCGGGGTCGCCGATGGCTGACCCGCTAACCCCTGCGCTGGCCGGCGACGCGCGCTTCACGCTGTTGTGCGAACTGCTCGACCAGTCACTCGCCGACCTCGACCTCAACGCCATGCTCGTCTACCTGATCGACTTGGTAAAACCCAGGCTGCTGCCACATCTGGCCGACCAGTTCTCACTGCTGGACGAAGCCGCGTGGCAGTTGGCCGAATCCGAGCAAGCCAAGCGCAACCTCATCAAAAACGCCATCGAACTGCACCGTTTCAAGGGCACACCGTGGGCGATCCGCGAAGTCATTCGCTTGCTCGGTTTCGGCGAAGTCACCCTGCAAGAAGGGCCGCAAACACAAGCCGACAACCAGCCAAGCCCGCCAACTGTCTGGCCGTTATACCGCGTCATCCTCAAACGCAGCATCACCAACGATCAAGCGGTGCTCCTGCGCCGCGTCCTCCTGTCCGTCGCCCCGGCGCGCTGCCGGCTGGTCTCACTCGACTACCAAGCTGTCGCCATCCGCTACAACGCAGTCGCCCGTTACGACGGCCAATACAACCACGGAAGCAGCTAATGGCCGACCTACCCGAAACCAACCAATGGACGCCCGGCGTCTACCAGATCGAGACCTCCGACCCCGTCGTCGGCGGCCCCGAGGGCGTGACCAATCTGCCCATCAAACAACTGAGCAATCGCACGGTATGGCTCAAAGGCAAATTCGAATCACTGAAAATCATCGCCGACAAAGTCATTCAGGCCACCGAAAAAGCCGCCGGGATAGCGCGCATCGCAACCCAGGCAGCGGTCAAAG